TTTTTACGCCGCCTTCAGTCATGGTGGGGTTTTGGGCGTTGAACCATGCGTTGTAATCGTCAGGCGTTGCGCCGATCTGGGACAGCAAAGCAACAGCGTTTGTTTGCCTTGCTGCAATCGCCGCTTGATCGCGCTTGATAATCTTATCGTCAACTACGCCTTGCAGCTTGAACCTGCTTTGGATTTCCGATTGGTTAAAGCTGAAGTCTAGCTTGCGTCTGACGTTGCTGTTTTTCACTCGGCCCAGCACGTTGGACTGGATGCTTTTCATCCGCTTTTCCCACAGCTTATTTCCATCAAAGATGTTACCAATATCGTTTGACCGGGACAAATCATATGTGGCTGTGCGGATTTCCTCATCCAACGCCAGTGCTGTTTCGTTATACTCAGCTTCTGCAATCATCTTGCCGCGCTGCTCGGCATATGCGCCAACAGCGTCAGCCAGCGCGCGGGTGGATGCACCCTTTTGCAGTGCCGCCTCAACGAACGGTCTGGCATCCATACGCGCTGAGAATGACCTGCCCGGTGCTTCGTTGGTGCGCTGGGCGTCAGATCGGTAAATTGGTATTCTCATTAAAAGTATCCTGATCCTGAGATGCCTAAGCCAGCGCTTGCAACGCCTGAGATTAGGCTGGCCTTGCCTTGCGATCTGTACGCTGACCGGGATGCCTCGCCGCCCATTCTGGCAAGCTGTGCCTGCAATCGCGCATCTTCCTGCTGATCGCTGATCTGTAGGTTTGTCATTTCGTTATTGAACTCTGCGACAGACATTGCGTAATCAAATTCCTTCGCGTTGGCTTGCAACACGGCAAATGGTGTGCCGCTAGACATATCAACGCCAGCATAGCCAAACCCGGCTTTAGCAGCGCCTTGCACTTCGCGCTCAAACGCCTCGCCTGCGCGCACTGTGTCAATCTCAAAGTTTTCGTTAATGATGCCGCGTTGACGCGCCAGCAGGCCAATGTCGCGCTCAATGATGCTGGCGTTAAAATTGGCTGCTTGCTGGGCTGCTGCGCCTGCCGCGTTGGCTGCGTTGCGCGAACTGATGCCACCGACAATGTTTGCCCCGGCACTAATGACTGCTGCGGTTGCGCCCATCTAGTTTACTCCCAAACGCTTGCTGTAGATTGTTTCAGTTCCAACAAAGTTTAGCCGCTGAAGCAGGCGATCAAATGGCTTGTGCATTTTTGTGTTGATCATCATTACCGATACGCCAGCGATGGTAAGCTGCTCTTCAGCAAACTTAATCAGCCGCCATGCGGTGAAGCCTTTGCGGTAACTTGGGTCTACATAAATGGCATCGTTGTGCGAAAACAGATGATCAGCATAATGTAGGTGCGGCACGATGATATTAACAAAGTATCCCACCAGCTTGTCACCTTCACGCGCAGTGGAACAATGCAATCTGCCGTCATCGTCCATTTGAAAGAATGCGTCCCAATTGACGTTTAAATTGATCGTGCCTTGGTTTAGCGCGACTTCTTTCCAATGGTTTTCGATCAGCGGTTTGAGTTCTTCGTGGATGTCTCTCAGCCGTTCAACATGATACAGGATCATGTGTCGAATGTGTTCATGCGTGGATACAGCGCCAGCACAGTCAGCGGCAGTGCCTGCGATTGTCTCACGTAGATCCTGTCGTTGTTGTCGTAGCCGCCCCGGAACTCAATATCCTTATCGCCAGTAAACAGCGGAATGCCTTCATCCATGTTCATGCTGCTGTCTCTAAACGGGATGCGATCCAACTCGTCAGCCGCATTGCCGACTTCAATGCCGACAGTTTCATTTAGCCGCAGCGTGACGGCGTGTATTCTTTTTGGCTTGCCTTGGCTGGTGCCGTCCTCAGATCCGCTTTCGATCCGCATGGTCTGCATGTTGCTGGGGAACGAATACCCAACGGCTGCGGTGGTGCTGCTGTAGTCCAACGTGATCCCGCCGCCGCTGACTGTCTCGTCAGGGTGGGTTGCGCCGTTGGCCAGTATCGTCACGCTTTGGCCTTCCAGATGGTACAGCCCGGTCAGGCTGGTGGTGGCAGATCCAGCATAGGCCAAGCCGCCGTCCACAAAGAATGCAGATGTGGTGACGCTGCCGAAATCAAACACCTTCAGCACTTCGACATAGCGCTTGGTCTGTGAGTTGATCGTGCGCTTGACGATCATGTATAAGTCATCATTCCCGGTGTCGGTCGGCAACGGCGCGATGCTTTCGACAACCGCTTGGCCTGTGCCAAACACGCCGCCGATCACATGCTTATGCCAGCCCACAACATCTTCCTCACGGCGATACGTCATGCCCAGCAATGTGCCGTCAGACCGCAACGCCCAGATGATGCTTTCGGGTTCCTGCTGATAGGCAAACTGAGTAATGCCGCCGTCTGTGATATGCTCTGCGAGGATGGTCATGTCGGGTGCTTGGTATCCGCTGGTGTTTACGTCTCCTGCGAATTTAAACTCTCTGACTTTGCGGCCACCTCTTTGGGCAAACAACGTCACGTCAGCAACCTGCACAGGCTCGACAGCCGCAGAACCATAATTCGAATATTTTCTGATTAACGTGGTAGTCGGTGTAACCGGGCCGTCAGATGTTGCCGTGACAACATACTCGCCAGCAGTGGTGCCGACGCTTAAAACTCTGGTGGGTGATAGATAGCGGATTGCGTTCACTTGGTTTGACGCAATGGTGTAGATCAAGGCGTCATTATCGCCTGTGCCTGTGGTCATGTTGAGGTAGTCAGCATTCTTGCTAAACCACAGCGTCTGCGGGTTATTGTTTGTGTTTCCGAATACCAACCTTTGCTCAAAGAACGTCACCACACTGGGGTAATTGTCTGATGCGTTGTTGAGGTTTGGCGATGGTGATCCGCTGATCGATGGCGTGGCAAACGTCCAATCATTATGGTCTGCTCTGACAAGGGTGCGGATCGCGTAGCTGGGATGCACGAAATACATCGTGTCAGCAGACTGCACAAAACGCAGATCAAACAAGACAGCTTCCGGGTATGGGCTGGCCAATTCAAAGATCTCGGTGGCAGTGCCGCCAGATGTAAACGTGGTAAAGCCTGTGGTGTTGATTGCAGTGCCGTAGAGATCCGTCAGGCTGAACGTGTTGGTGGTGCTGTTAGCCACGCGATAGTTGCGCCCGTTTAGCTCTGTCATGCCGCCAACGCTGACAATGTAAACCTCGTCACCATTGCTAAAACCGTGGCTGTTGCTGGTCAAAACGCCGGGGCTGGCTTTGGTGATCGCGGTGATTGTCTTGGCTGTGGCGTTTAGAACCTGCGCGCCGTTGCGATAGACCCGCATAATGCTGTCGCCAAACTCTAATATATATGTGTCAGACGTTTTGAACTGAAACGGGATTAGACGGGTTTTAACGCTGCTGGCCTTAACCTCGCCAAGAAACTCTGTGCCGGGACGCCTTTTTACACCGCCCTGCGGCATGACCACCATGTTGGTGAGATCTGCCAAACCTTCGCGGTATTTCTCAATGCCTGTGCGGCCTTCCAGCAGTGGGCTGATCTCACCAGCGGCAAAGCTGCTAAAGCTGGGGGCTGATCGCGCCATCTAGAAACGCGCCTCTATGAAGTCACTGGCTTCTATTCGCCGGGTTGCGCCTTCTGTGCTGTCAACAAAGCGCGCTTCTTTCAGCGACTGATCATATGCTGATGTGGTGATCTGCACCATCGATGTTGACCCGGTTATCGCGTAGGCCATTTCAGCAGCGAGACGCATTGACAATGCCTCAATCAAACCGCTGTCATACTCATTAGGATCTGTGATGCGCGCCACATACTTAATCTTGGCGGTGCCTTCATCGGTAACGATGTTGCGGCCTTCAATGACAAACGCAGGGCCACCGCTGTTGTTCATCATGTTGTCTTGGGGGTAGGACATGCTGCCGTTGCTGAACTCTAGCACTCGCAGGCAATACGGGTCTGTTGGCAGGGGGTATTGGTGAGCATAGCCAAAGCCGGGTACCGTGGATGATTGCGCAAGATCCTGCCTGCGGATAAGGCAGTTCCAAGGATGCGCGCGAAACACGCTGTCGCGGATGCTGTCATATCGCTGATTGACGATGCGCGCAGCTTTGCTGTTCTCGTCAAACGCAGATATGTTACTGGCCCCCAATACGTTCAACGCATTGTTGGCGATGTCCACAGTTGAGGTCATCTGATCACCAAATTTTTAGGGGGG